CTAATAAAACTTTAACATCACCTACACTTAATACTGCGGTATTACAATTAGGAGCATCTTTAAACACTAATGGTTTTGATATTGCATTCAATAATGCAACAGGAATAGATGATGATTCGGGTAATCAACAAATTATATTTAATAAATCTGCATCAGCAGTTAACGAAGTAACGATTACTAACGCAGCAACAGGATACAATCCAAATTTTACAGCATCTGGAGATGATGCAAATATTGGTTTAGATTTTTCTCCAAAAGGAACAGGTGCAGTAACGTTTCTTGGCACTGGTAAAATTCAACAAACAAAAGAAAAAGTTTCAGTGTTTGCAACAGCAACTACTGGAACAATTAATTACGATTTTTTAACTCAAGCTGTTCTTTATCATACAACAACAGCTACTGGTAATTTTACAATAAATTTAAGAGGTAGTTCTTCTACAACTCTTAATAATATGTTATCAGTTGGTGAGTCTATAACAGGTGTATTTATGAATACAAATACTACTTTTTATGTTTCAACTATAACTATAGATGGTTCATCAACAAACGTTATACTTGATTATCAAGGTGGTTCTGCTCCAAACGCAGGTAATGCAGGGATAGATGTTTATTCATTTACTGCAATTAAAACATCCACAACCCCAGCATATACACTTTTAGCGTCACAGGTTCAATTTAATTAAGGAGATTTTGTAATGCCTTTAAATTCAACACGTGGAGCAGCTTCAGCAAGAGCATTTGGACTTACATCTGGAGTATCTTGGGATGGTCTAGCAGATTATTTAGTAGTAGCTGGAGGAGGCGGTGGAGGAACGGGCGCTGGCGGTGGAGGAGGAGCTGGTGGTTATAGAACTTCATTTCCAGGAGGAACAAAAATATCAATTTCAAAAGGAACAACTCCAATAACAGTTGGAGCAGGTGGAGTAGGCCCAAATTCTTTTGGTTTTACTGGACCTCAAAGATCAGGAGCATCAAGCTCTATTGCAGCATTAATAACTTCTGCAGGTGGAGGAGGAGCTGGTAATGGTAGAAGTGGTTCAAGTCCAGGTGCTCCTGGAGGATCAGGAGGCGGTGCAGGGGATTTTCCTAGTGATCCTGGTGGAGCGGGAAACAGTCCTCCAGTTGCAACTTCTCCATTGATGCCAGGTGGACAAGGATTTAGTGGTGGTAATAATATTTATGGTCCATGGGGGCTTTCTGGAACAGGTGGAGGAGGAGCAGGAGTCGCTGCATCGCCTTTACCTCTTAATACTCCACAATTATGTCCAGGTGGAAATGGTTTAAGTAATTCAATATCAGGATCTTCTGTAACTTATGCAGGAGGTGGAGGAGCAGGTGGAAGAGCTGGACCAGGTGGTGGTCCTACTCAAGCAATTAGTGGTTCACCTGGTGGAACAGGTGGAGGAGGTGCGGGATCTTCTGCTAACGGAGCTACTGCAACTAATGGAACAGATAATTTAGGTGGTGGTGGCGGAGGTAGTGCAGGTCATAACTTTGGAGTTGGTGGAAATGGCGGATCTGGTATAGTTATAATAAGAGCTCCAAAAGCTGCTGCAAAGGCAGTTACTGTTTCTCCTGGAACAAATACAAAAACAACAGCTCCAAACGGAGACACAATATTAACTTTTACTGTTTCTGGAAGTTTGGTGGTAACTTAATATGGGACATTTTGCTGAATTAAATGAAGATAATGTAGTTTTAAGAGTAGTAAAAGCTTGTAATCAGGATATTGTAAATAATGGTGGAGAACAATCAGAACAAGCTGCTGAACATTTTAAATCAGTAAACCCTTTATCTAACGAAGGTGTTAGATGGATTCAAACGTCTTATAATAATAATTTTAGAAAACAATTTGCAGGGTTAAGTATGGTATATGATGAAAATAAAGATAAATTTATAGCCCCAAAACCTTATCCATCTTGGATCTTAGATTCTAATGATGATTGGAAAACTCCAATTCCTGAACCTAACACTATGTTAGTAGATGGAGTAGAAACTATTTTTTTTGTATATTGGAATGAATCTTTGATTAGATGGGAAGGAAAAAACCTTAATAAAGAGGTATATTCTTGGAATCCTTCACTTTATTGGGAAAAATTATAAAAACTCTTTACAAAAAGTAATATTTTTATTATAAAGTTATATCTATAATATAAAATATGAATTTTAAAAATCAATACTGGTATTTTGAAAAAGCATTGTCAGATAAATTCTGTGATGAATTAATTAAACATGCTCAATCTAAAAAGGAACAATTAGGTCGCACTGCTGATTTCGATCCAAATGCTTCTTTAACAAAAAAACAAGAAAAAGAACTTTTTAAAAAAAGAAATTCAAACGTAGTATGGTTAAATGATCAATGGATATATAATGAAATATTACCTTATGTTAATGTGGCAAATAAAAATGCAGGTTGGAACTTTCAATGGGATTTTGCTGAGTCCTGTCAATTTACTAAATATAAATTAAATCAGTTTTATCATTGGCATGCAGATAGCTTTGAACAACCCTACAATCTTCCAAACGATTTAAATAGACATGGTAAAATAAGAAAATTATCTGTGACTTGTTCTTTATCTGATTCTAAAGATTATAAAGGAGGGGAATTAGAATTTAATTTAATAAATCTTGATAACGGAAAACTTGTTAAAAAAAAATGTAATGAAATTTTATCTAGAGGTTCTATTGTTGTATTTCCATCTCATATTTGGCACAGAGTAAAACCTGTTACAAAAGGAACAAGATATTCATTAGTAATTTGGACATTAGGACAACCATTTAAATAAAATGTCTTTTAAAAAAAATAAATATATCATTATTAAAAAAGCAATTTCAATTGAACTTGCACAATTTTGTTATGATTATTTTTTAATGAAAAGACAAGTTGCAAGAACATTATTTGATACAGGGTTTATTTCTGGGTTTACAAATTATTTTGGAGTGTGGAATGATCCTCAAGTTCCAGAAACATATTCTCATTATGCAGATGGAGTAATGGAAACATTACTTGTAAAACTTCTTCCATTAATGGAAAAAGAAACAGAATTAAAATTAAATCCTAATTATTCTTTTGCTAGAATTTATAAAAAAGGAGATATATTAAATCGTCATAAAGATAGATTTAGTTGTGAAATATCTACTACATTAAATTTGGGAGGAGATAAATGGCCTATTTATTTAGAACCTTCAGGTAAAGAAAATTTAAAAGGTATTGAAGTAAATTTAAATCAAGGAGATATGCTTATATATCGTGGAAACGAATTAGAACATTGGAGAGAAAAGTTTAAAGGCGAAGTATGTGCTCAAGTATTTTTACATTATAATAATTTAAATACTAAGGGAGCAGATAAAAATATATATGACGGAAGACCACATTTAGGTTTACCAGAAAGTTTTATAGGTAAAAATGGATAAGGATCAAATAATAAAAGACCTGGAAGAAAAACTAAGTAGAGAAAAAGCGGTTAAAAGATCAGAAGTGATAATGAATACAGAACTATTAGCAAGAATTGAAAAATATGAACTACATATTGAAACTTTATTAAAAATAAATGAAGACTATTCTAATAAAATTGGAGAACTAAGAGCTAGATTAAAAAAATTAATTGTTGAATAATTTTAATCATGAAGGTTAAACTGTTAAACGATATTTTGCCTTGGGAAACTAATATGAAAATATTAGAAGGTTTAGTTACTCATCATTGGTTTATTGCATACGATAATACAAAAAACCCACTTAAAAAAATAATATCAAATTCAAATAGCGGCTTTAGTGTCATTACTTATCAAGAAGATAAACCCGAATGGAATTCATATTTAAATGAATATGGTTTTTTAATATTTGAAAAAATCAAAAAAGAATTAAAACTAAAGAAAGTTAAAATAAATAGATTTTACTGGAACATGTATTTTAAAAATAGTACTACAGAAGAACATACGGATATGAAAGAAAAAGAATATATGACAATAGTTTATAATCTACATACTACTGACGGGGGAACTATTATAGATGGTAAATTCTATAAGGATGTTATAAGCCAAGCTAAAGTATTTAAAAGTAACACACTTCATATAGGAGTGTCTCCAAAAAAAGATAATGTAAGGTTTAATTTAAATATTGTTTATAGAAACGTTAAGTAAAACGATAAATTAAAACAGCTTAATCTTTTAGCTATATCTAAACAATGCTATAATAAGCATAAATATGCCATTAAAAAAGATACCTTTACCTCCAGGCTTTGATAAGAATGATACAGCATCTCAAGCAGAGGGACGTTGGATTGATGGAGATAATGTACGTTTTCAATATGGATCACCTGAAAAGATAGGTGGTTGGCAGCAAATTAATTCATCTATATTAGTAGGAGCAGCCAGAGACATACATTCTTGGTTCGATTTAACTGGCAGACGTTATGTAGTTATTGGAACAAATAAAGTCTTATATGTTCTTTTTGATGAAGTGTTTTACGATATCACACCTTTAGGAACAGCTTTAACTAGTTGTACTTATACATCAACTACGAGTTCTGCAACAGTTACTATTAATAAAAATGCACATAATTTACTAGTTGGAGATTTAATTAATTTTTCAAGTGTATCAACACCAGGACCAACTACAACAAGTTTTACATCTGCAAATTTTGAAACTAATTCATTTGAAGTTAAAACAGTTCCTAACGTAAATACATTTACAATTACTATGCCTGTAATAGAAACAGGAACAGGAGTTACTGCAGGTGGATCACTTATAACAAATCCATATGTTAATATTGGTCCATTAACAGCGACACTTGGTTATGGATGGGGAGCAGGTACATGGAGCTTATCTACTTGGGGTACTTCAAGAACAGTTTCTAATACAACTATTGATGCAGGTTCATGGTCTTTAGATAATTTTGGAGAGTTACTAATTGCAACTATTAAAAATGGTAAAACTTTTTCATGGGATCCAAATGCAGGAGCTGGAGTTAATACACGTGCAACTATTATAGCAGGTAATCCTACGGCAACAGTTTTAACAAGAGTATCAGATAGAGATAGACATTTAATTCATTTTGGAACTGAAACAATTATTGGAGATACTACGTCTCAAGATCCCATGTTTATTAGATTTTCAGATCAAGAAGATATTGAAATCTATGAGCCAACATCTACTAACACAGCAGGTACATTTAGATTAGATAATGGAAGCAGAATCGTAGCTGCTGTTAAAGGTAAAGATTATATATTAGTTTTAACGGATGAGGCTGCTTATACAATGCAATTTGTAGGACCACCATTTACATTTAGCATACGTCAAGTTGGATCTAATTGTGGATGTGTTGGTCAACATGCAGCAGTCTTTGTAGACGGTGCTGTGTATTGGATGGGTGATTCTGGTAATTTCTTTGTATTTGATGGAACAGTTAAAACATTACCATCTGAAGTTGAAAATTTTGTATTCACTACAACAGGAGATAATTTAGGACTTAATTTTACAAATGGTGAATTAGTGTTTGCAGGTCATAATAGTTTATTTACAGAGATTAACTGGTTTTATCCACAAAGCTCTTCAACAGAAATAGATCGAGTGGTTACTTATAATTACGAACTTAAAACATGGACAACAGGAACACTTGCAAGAACAACATATGAAGATGCTCATGTATTAGAGTATCCAAGTGCTACTAAATATATAAGCACTTTAACTCCAAACACTCCTACAATAAATGGTGTTACTAATGGAGGTAGTTATGTATTCGCACATGAGGTGGGTGTAAATGAAGTTCTTAATTTAACAAGTACAAATACAACAAACGTTACAATACCTGCTTTTATTAGATCAGGAGACTTTGATTTAGATATAGAGGGAGATGGTGAATTTTTTATTAAAATAAGAAGATTTATTCCTGACTTTAAATATATAGATGGTAATGCAAAAGTAACTCTATTCTTTAAAGCTTATCCTGCAGATTCAACCACGGCACAGGGACAAACAACCGTAGGTCCCTTTACAGTATCTTCAACAACAGATAAAATAGACACGCGCGCGCGAGGGAGACTTGCGTCAATAAAAATTGAAAACGATGCACTAGACACCAATTGGCGTTATGGTATATTCAGAGTGGATATACAACCAGACGGCAGAGGCGGAAGTGCTCCACAAACATAATGGCTAAAATAAATATTCTTATACCGGAACCACAAGATCCTTATACTGTTGATAATTTTAGACAAATTAATCAAGCATTAGAAACTTTACAAAATCAATTAAATACATCTTTTCAAAATGACTTACTTG